CGTCTTTTTGAAGGGCGTCGACTAGCGGAGTCGCACGCGCAAGCTTAAGTTCCTTCTCCCTGTACTTGGCGTACATGGCATCTTCGTCAGAAGGGGTTGTGCAGACGCCTCCCGACAATGTCGATAGACGCGTCTTGAACACAGCTTCCGGGGCTTTTACGAGCTCGTATCCTTTGTTGCCGTATGCGTCTAGCACATTCTCTTGCCATTTCAGCTGCCGACGAATCGCGTCTCTTTGTTCTTCGACTGATATCTGACCGTCTCTTCCTATTCCGTTGTCGAGCGCGAGCATCACCTGATACCTCGACTGCAAGACGTCCGCTATCATGGTAATTTGCTCCGGCGTGAAGAATTCGGCACCTGTGTCCGCAAGCATGATATACCCTGCTTGAGAGAAGACCCATTCGTCTCCCTCTACGGACGTGCGCATAGGATACCTCGGCAGGGTTCCGCCGCATTTCCGAGACGCCAAGCAAAGTAGCGTTCTCCAATAGTAGTACTTCTCGTAATACTCCGAAGCGTAGAACGAGATTGTGATGTCGGTCGGCAGAGCGTCTTCGAGACCTCTCTCAGACAGAGACGCGTTGACAGTGCTCAATCCGCATCGATTAAAGTTGTTTACGATACTGCATGCGTAGCGAGCTCGCTCGAGGTGCGGCGCCGGGCAAGAGCGAGAATGGAACCACATAGAGTAAGTCTCGGGCATATTGACGCGCACAACGGAGCGTTTTTTCCTAGCTTCATACCATAACGCGACGGTGGCATCAGACACACGAGAGGCTGCCGCATTCTTGTAGTCGTGGGGAGTGCGGCGATCGGAGAATTCTAGAGGGCATTCTTCCAGAGAGAGTATCTCCGAGATGTTCTTATCGAGGATAGGTTCGCCGAGGTGGAAAGAAAACATTCTGTCTTAAGTTTTTCTTAAATTCAGCCGTGGCGGTGTTTTGAGTTCTACGAGAACAAGACTCCGTATTCTTTAGTCAGCTCTCGACGACGCGCTTCACGGATCGGGTTGAAGTCGTCGACACGAGGAGCCGAAGGTTTCTCATATTTCCAGATGTATCTCTCCGTCGTCTGACAAAGCGCGACAGCTTGCTTGTTGCAACCGCAAGTTTTGCCGTGAGCGCGTTTCCCTGAGGGACAGGTTCTAGCTCCTTTCTGATAGCATATCCCTGATGACTTCTTCGATAGAGACACTCCTTCAGAGTCGAAATCGCTTGCTTTCATTTTCGACTGGAACTCGGCCATCGTCATGAAAGGTTTCGCCGTGTACTGAATCGGATGAGGACGCGATGTGGTAGCGGACGCTGGTTTCTTGAGAGCTGCTGCGTAGGACATGTTTAATCTTCTGTCTTAAGGTTTTCTTAAATGATCACATGATGATAGCCTTCTTTTTGTAGCGCGCGTACTGAGAAATGAGTTTACACGAGGAGACCGAGACGGCGCAGTCCTTCATCTATGGCATCCTTGACGTCGTTTGCGAGTTCGGGGATGGCGATGTTCGCGGCGGATGCCTTTCTTGTTCTCTCGACTCGAATTGCAGCGTAGTTGTGCATATCGAGCGATCCGCGTGACACGATCAGCATCGCGCTTTGATGGATGGCCTTGTGATAATATCGCTGAGCCGGCGTCAACCTGAGGAACTCAATCGCAGCCGCTTTGAGAGCCGGGAGCTCGAGGCG